TGTTCTTCTGCAATTGTTTCTTTTTCTTCAATTTTTGCAGACTTTTTGTTTGACTTTTTGCTGTCTTCGAATTTTTGCGGAATTAAAGGTTGTGAAACGATGGAAACCGTACCACCTTCAATCAGTTTTGCCACTTCTTGGCCAATTTCACTAATTGCCCCATATCCAAATGGGAGAATGGTATAACCATCGGGGGGAAGTCTTAAAATTGTTTTTTTGTTGTTTAGGACAATAAAGTATCCATCATCAACGTAAGATTCAAAATCTTGAATGTGTGGATTTTCGATAAAGTATTTTTTTTCCATAAGATTATTATACCTAAACTTTCGTACCGCAAATAGAGAAATGACTTATTAGTTTAATCTTCATTTATGTTTGAAATGGCAAATCTTCAAGAGGGCCGACCGCCTGTGCCACAAAATCAATTTCAGAGACAGTACCCTTGGGCTCTCTCATGATGATTTCGTCTATATGTAAATCGTATGAAATATATGCCCCAGCCAGAACCCTATCTCCCTTAAGAAGGGTCAGGTCGGAATATTCTTCCCGAATAGAACCTTCATCAATAACAACACGGAATGTTTGTCGCGTATCAATAGCATCCAAAGCAGGATGGTCCATCAATGCAGAACGAACAACCGTTGCTAGCCTATCCCGCATTAGTGTCGCTTCTTCAGGTCCTTCTGTTCTTGTCCAGGTATAGGTTCTCATACTGTAAGAAACCCTGTATATGGGGTGAATTCTGTCCCAGCCAATACGTTCAAAACCAGTAGTTGAAATTACTACAGTAATAATTGTTGGCCAATCGTCCATTGCTAAAGGTTCATAACCAAAGTAAGAAACAGGAGTAGGGAGTGTTATATCATCAATACCCCAACCATTTCGATAATCAACCAGACGTACAGGGATATCCCCTAAAAGATAAGCATTGATATAGGACTTGGCGAAGTGCGGCCCATGCATTAAGTCTATAGTCATAAAAAACTCTACCTAGCGCCTTTTTCAATATGGTCAGCAGCCCATGTAGCCCATACTTTGCTAGAGCCTGCAGGTTCAAAAACAACTCTGCGCATAGGCATTTTCGTTGTCCCATATTGATGAAACTCGGCATATTTTACAGGAGTGCCGAATGTTGCACTCTTATCCCTAATGACGTTGACGGTGCCACGTAAGTTGCCCAAACTGCTAAACAATTTGCCGCTACGAATCATTGGAGGCATTCCAGGGAAGTGAACAGACTTCCATGAAGCATAACTAGGGTCAAGTGGTGCCCATCCGCCAGATGGGAGACCATTGGTCATGAAGTTATTTGCCCATACTTCTTCTAGTTCGTCTCTAATTTTTTCAAAGACTGGACCAAAATCTTTGGCTCTTTCACGCATATCATCAAGGGAATCAATCAACTTGTCAGGGTCGAAATCTACATCTATCTGGATTCTTAAATTGCTGGCCACTACGACACACGAACCCGACGATATTTTCTGACAGACGCCAGTTCCCTATCTGAGAATCCTGTTTCCAATGGGGCAACGTTACGAGAGTTCAAATCTTTGACACCCACAACGTCGTCATGCATGTTTTGCATTTCACGAGTAGCAGCGCGAAGAATCAGTAATTTAAAGAATGGAATTTCTTCACCATCTAAACCAGCCTGATATTCAATGGCTACGGTATCGTTGGCAAAACCTCGAAATAGTTCAATTCCAAATCTACGAACAATATAGTCATTGCCTGTTGCTTTGGCTTGCCCGCCTTGGGTCATTGCTCCAATGGCGGTTGGCATATTACCTACAGTGAATGTATTGGCGGTGACTGCCGTTATGTCCTTAGAGGCTATGTTGTATGCATTTGGGAGCATGCCAACGATAGAGACACGTTGACCAATCGTAAATTTGTGGGCAGCCGCCGTATAGGTGACATTTGTACTGGCCTGGGATGTCGCCGTAACTGTTGCCTCACGGAGCATTGCTTCTCCCATATATACGGGAGGGTATGCATAACTCTTTATTCGAACACTAGTTACGCTAGTAACTGGAGAATTTCTCAGTGGAATTGTTGCTGGTGGCTGAGAGTAAGTCAGTGGAGTATATGCGGTGTCCAAGGATGAGTTATAGAAAAATGAAGTAGTTGGCATGCCAATATAATCCGAAGGCAACGTATATTCCTCAATAAAAGTAGTTGACTCTATCGGGCGTCTAAGATATGTTTCTAGTTCACTCTGTAGGCCAGCCAAAACAATCTCTGCTGCATCTTGCTGACGCAGGGAAAATCTAATGTCCATAAAAGTGACTAAATCATTTGTAGTAACAAGCATGTTATGTCACCTTAATAGTGTGTTAGTTACGACGGTTCCGTGTTCGGGTAGGACGTGCCCTCTGGGGCCTTGGTGGACGTGCCCTATTGGGTCGATTGGCACGAGCAGGGCCAACACCAAGGGTGTTGCGAAGCGCATTGATGCCAGCGGCTATTCTGCGCTTAATTCGACCAGGTCCACCAATTTCGTCTTCTTCATCTGCGTTTGCATCTGGAAATGGCATAAGAACTCCTTGAAAAACTTAATCTAAAAAATTGTAGCATGTATTAAGGGTTTATGTTAACGGTCTGCGTTTGGGGGAGTTTCAATAATTGCTGGCGCTTTATCTATTGTCCCTGGTGGAGCCTCTACCGGCACCCACGCGCGGGAGTAATTGTGAGATTTGATATCGCGTTGTTTGATGATTGTTCCATCAAGCATGAGTTCTAGTTCTACTGATTTCATAGACAGACGATTTTCAAAATCTTTAATACTATATTTGCGTGACCTCTTCAGAGTGCGAATAATATGAGAGATTTTTTTGGCTACGGCGGCTCCTCGTGCACGGTTTATCTGCAAATGAAGGAACATTGCATCAAGTTCCTCGCAGTCAACGTAGTTTACTGGTATTTCGTTCATGATTGCATCAGCCAAATTCTTATTACCGCGAATCAATAAAAGCCGTTGGCTGCCGTCAATGACGACATTCCCTTCGCGTTGGACAATAAGTGGTGATAAAATACCAAAAGAAGCAATAGAGTCAGCCAAACTCATCAAATCTGGTTTTAAAATATAAGTAGCATTCCACTCAGGAATAACCAAAACATCCTCTTTAACAAAATCAATCTTCATAAAACTCAACATCATCCTTTGCTGCAGCAAGACGCATCGTATGCGCCCTAGTTTTTGGACCAACCGGAGTTACCGCCCGATTTCCTAATTCATTCAACATAATGTTCCTAATCAACCACTCAATCGGATATGAGTAAGGGTCCAAAGCATGCTTCTTGCGAAACTCTGCAGCAAAACTTTGTGCCCTCTTCTTCTTGGTTGGACCCACCATGAAGTAATCAATGGCTTCCCGCACGCCATTCCAGCCCAATGCAGCATATGAAGCGATAACTTTCTCAATGTCGTAATCTGGCCACCATCTGCGTTGCGCATCAATATGGGGGAAGCATTCGTACAGACGGTCATAGAAGTCTGGCTCAGTAGCAACGAGGTCTCCAATGCGACGAATAGCAATTGAGTGCAACGGAATACCAACCCTAGTATTAGAACCCGTCAAGGCGGCAAGGTCGTAGTACTCGCAGTAGTCGGCCCCATGTTCTTCGCTTAAGAACTTGAAAACATCGTTGATTTGCCAATCATAGATAACTTTAGCAAACTTTAACGGCATACCTTTTTTGCCACGATAAGGGGTAACGATATAGTTTTCATGAAGTTTCTGAACGCATGAACGGTAACGAATCATTGACTCGGAGGCACGAACACCAGTCAAGAAAGCAACCTTACCCTTCTTGCCTTGCATCGTGTAGTAGTCAACGTCTTCAGGGACAGGCTTTGAGTGCGTTAAACCAAAGTGATACCCAGTGATGGCCCACGGCGGAATTTCTCGCACTAGACGCCCTTCCTTCATGCGCTTCTCGCCCCAAAGGATAACTGACTGTCGTTGTCCAAGAACCCATACTTCAGCGCCATACGGGATGCAATACCACTCCATATCGACCCAGTCGTAGTCACGAACCTTCATGACGTAATCAACGACTAGGGGGCTTACCATTTCTTCATCACGAAAGATAACTTTTACTGGACCGAGGCCACGCTCTTCATGAATTTCCTTAGCAAGATACAGGACCGCACTAGAGTCTTTCCCTCCAGAGAATTGTACGCAAACGGTGTCAAAGGTGTCGTAGACGTGACGGATGCGTTGACGTGCAGCATCAATGCATGAGATGTCAAGAAACATCCGTTGGCGGGTCATTCGAATTCCTTTAATTTATTAATTTTGCTCACGAACGATGACTGTATCACTATTCGCACGAGGTTCCCAACCTTGTCCAATAAAAGATTCATTTAATGTTTTGAGTTGAAAACTAACACCATGACGCATCAA